TCAGAAGATTCTGTTTCAAAAATCTCCTTAGTTTCTTCCCCGTACTTAGCGTACTCCAATCCGAACAAAGCGTTCAATCCGGGTAGGAGTTCTTTTAGTAATTGGGCGCGTGAAATTGCCATGTTACGCTACTCCTATATTCCGGTTAGGTTATTGAAAGCATGCCCAGCATTCCACTTAACAAGTGCTTCGGTAAATCCACCAGAGGAGTTTTTAGTCTCTTCTACTAGTTCTACAATGCGGAAAGGCAATGAATTGGTTGTTGCTGAAGTATCTGATATCGCTATTTGAGAATTACCTGTGATAGTGCTACCAGCGTTATTCACACCTGCAACATTAGCACCGATATCTGTAATAGCCAGATCTCCAATCGTAGTGCCAGAAGACACAACTGCAACCTTGAAAAGGATGTCAGTTCCATCAGCGACATAAGCCCTAATATCAGAAGCTACGGTACTAGCAGGGTAATACTGCCTAAAAGTAACTTGTCCTGTACTAGGGTCTGTAAAGGTACATCCTAAAAATACACCGATAGGTGTCATAGCAGCATCTGCTGTATCACGTTCTACGGTGCCTCCGGTAACTAGTTTTACAGCGTCCCCGTTAAAAATACTTGTTGCGTAGTTACTAGCAATAGAATAATGCCGAGTAAGACCAACAAAAGGAACACCACTTAACAGTTTTACCGGAACTAGCCCATAAGGGGCTTCAATAGTGGGATAAGCCATCGCTTATACACTCCTGTGTTTAAGTTCCATTTCCGAAAGAAACCTTAGTTTTCCTATTGTTAAATAGGGGCATACGAGGGTCACTTTCTCTCATAAGGTTGTTATCCACAGACTTCATTTGATTATCTGTTTGAGTGTCATAGTAATCACTACGCTCCTCAATCAGTTCAACTGGAGCCTCACAAAGCAGTAACCCCCCAATAACAATGTTGTCAGCAAATCTTTCTTGCTCTATATCAACAAGTGTTATCTCTGGGTGATCCACAGCTTTTACTGGTTCCCAACCTTCTCTCATTTTAGAAGACACATTAGTAGCATCGACAGTACCGCGAGAACTGACTCGTACCCAACGATGGGCATATCCGGGTCTGGGCGTTGGCGATGGTAATGTTTCCGGTCGCTGCCAATGCTTTTTCCTAGATGATTTGTCTCTAGTCTCTAATTTACGATCCACTCTGTTTTCAGCCATTATTGTTTCCTCATATCTATAGCAGCCTGTTTAGCGTATTGCGCTGGGGTAAGTCCTAATCTCTTAGACAGAGCTATTTGTGTTTGCGTTAACCTATATTTCTTAGGTGCTATGCTCCGCGTAGCGGGTGCAACCACATTGTCTGGTCTATGTTTAGGTGCCTGTACCTCCTGTTCGTCTAACCCCCCATATAATTGTGGGAAGGTACTTCGCATACGAGAGTTTATAATCTCGTAGTATTCATCACTACTAACAGGAACATTATCTATCTCTGTTAGCTGTTTATGCAACCCTACAGCAAAAGCCGTTTCAGGTGCATAACTATCGTTACCAAACCAAGTATTTTCGTCTCTCCATGCTTCCGCTTTAGGGTCTACAGGAGGGCGGTTTGGTTGCACTCTAGGAGCAGTATCTACTATTTCTCTTGGTTCATCAAACTCTTCTAAACGCCCAGCTTTTAACTTTGCGTTAGTAAAACGCTCTTGAGCGTTTAGTAGTGCCTCTGAGTCCCCTGAATCGTGAGCTACCTTAAACGCTTCTTTAGCTTGAGATAGTTCTCCCTCAACACTGTGTTTAGCTTGTTGATATAGAACTTGCTGGTTTTTATTAACGGTACTCTGAAGAGCGTTTCTCTCTTCCAGTACTCCTTGAACCGCTCTCTGTAGTTCATCACGCTCTCTTTGAGCCGTTTCTTTTGCACGGCGCTCGTCGTGATAACCCTTACTAAAGTGCTGTATCCGTTTTGCAACCTTCTCTGAATAGCTGTTAAGCTCTTCTTTAGTAACAGCTTCAGGTGGCTGAGATGGAATACGTCCCCTATCTTTCTCAGGTACGTCATTAACAATCTCAATTTCGGGTTCGGGTTCAGATTCAGATTCAGATTCTATTTCTGGTTCTGGTTTGGGTACTATACTGTCCCCAGAAAAATCTACCTCTACTTCGCCAGAAGGCTCGATCTCAATTTCTGTAGAACCATCTTCGGCATCTACTTCTGGGAACTCAAATTCTACTTTTTGAAATGGCATGATGACTCCTTATGCTCTTGATATACCTGTGGGGTCTGGAACAACGGCTTCTACGGAATCGTCATTCATAAGTCGATACTCTGTACCGCCGACTTTAAACCTAGTGCCTGAATTAGCGCGAAACATGACGTAATCGCCTTGTTTACACCATGCACCAGTAGGGAATCTATCTTTGTCAGCATATGCTTGCTCCCCTACATCAACCACCAACCCTATAATAGACATTACATGCTCTTCATGCCGTGTCTGTGAAGACTTAACAAGCGCACTATCTTGAAAGGTTTCTTCTACTTGGGGTAAGGCTATAAGTACTCTATAGCCTACGGGGGTCGGTATCATATCTTCTAACTGTTCTTCAGTTATAGATTCAGCTTCACTCATCGTCATCATCCATGTAATTGCGCGAAAGGTCTTTTACGTTTCGTATACAGGTTTCCAGACCTCGAATGTAACCTGTAGTTTCTTTATATCCAGCGAAGTCTTTTGCTCCCCCAGTACTTACGAATTCTAACGCAGATGCTTTGTCTTCTTCAAACCTTTTAATTAGTACACTAAAGACAGTTTCTGTCATTATTCGTTATCTCTCTCTTGCATGAGTCGTATAATATCCATATCTGCTGCTTTACTTGCTTGTTCAGTCTCTAACGCTATCTTTACTCCTGCTTTTTTAGCTTCTAGTTCTAATTCTTTAGTATCTAGATCAAGCTCTTTAGCTGTTGCTATAGCGTCTACCATATCTTTCTTTTGCTTTCTCTGCTGCTCCGCTACTTTTAATTGTATATCTGCAGCGTCTTTTTGAGCTTTCTGTTGTGTTTCTTGAGTTTTAATTGCTAACTCTTGCTGCTGCATTTGTATTACAGGGTCTTGCATCTTCTGTTGTGCTTGCTTTTGTGCTTGCTGCTGTTGGTGCGTCTGAGTTAATTGTTGCCCTGCTTGAGCTACAAGTCTCGATACCGATGTTTCTATCTCTTTGGGTATATCTACATTCGGTGCAGGTAAAGAAGCACCCAACTTCTCTTCTATTTGTTCCCTATACAAGAAGGCGTAGTGTTCTAGTTTATGTGCTTGTAATGCGGCTAACGTGCGTTGGCTTGCAGGATCTTTACCCAAAGCTTGCATAATCATTGGATCTTGCATGAAAGATTCATGTGCAGTGATATGTGCTTTGTGGTCTTGGAATATGAACGCCTTCAGAGGCTTACCCATCAGTACATTCATATTCTCACTAATTGGATCTATTGGTTTTGCGTCATCTGCTGTAGGTACGAGCTTATCTGCGTTTTTTATACCTAACACTTCTATCATCTGACGATGTAATTGCGGTAGGTTATATATCTGTGGAGCTTGCTGGGCCATTTGTAGCACTGCTTGGTATTGCACTACTCTTTGCGCCATCGTAGAGTTATTAGGATCACTGACAGGTATAACATCTACCATGTCATAATCTCGCTGCCTAGCACTTGTCTCCCCACGATGAGGTTGATACCCATACTCTTCAGGGGCGTATGCTGCCATTATCGCTTTAAGAAGTTTAAACTCCTGCTTCATCGCGTAGTGAACACGGGCTTGTACCGCCGCCATTGGCTTCAATGTACGCTCTAACAGGGCTAATGTAGTGCCCACAGGAGCATTAGCCGACATATCAGAAATGTTCATGTCACTAATAGCGCCTAGCCGCCTACCTTCAGTAGTTATCTTGTCAAGGAGAGCTAGTAGTGTCTGACTAGGCTCCTTATAAGGAAGTGGCATGATATTGTCTTTAATACTGCCAGAAGGTACATCTACATCCTTGAACTCTCCGGGTTCAATCGGGGTATCATCCCCTGAAATACGTAGCCCACGGGACTTTAAGCCTCCCGGAAGGTTAGATAACGTACCTGCATCTATAAGTTGGCGTATGAGAGAAGTACCGGCTTTAGCGTACCCCCCTACTATATGTATGAGTCCTAGCCCATAGAACCCAAATCCGGGCACGTACACGTAATGTACGAAATGTTGCCGTTTTAACTCAAGTTCATCTTCAGAATCCCAGTTCCTACGTATGGCTAGTATGGTGTTTGTACCCTTTTCCAGCGTTATAACGTAAGGTTTGGCTAGATCTTCTTCGTCATCTACACCCTCTAGCACTGTCGTTACGTGTATCTCATAAAGAGTGTAACGGTCATCATCACTAAGGGAAAAGCCGTTATCTTTGGCTTTCTTTTCTTCAATATCGGTGTGGTATGCCTGTGGTTCTCCTAGTTCTGTGTCCCTATAGAAGCCACTTGCTTGTAATCGACGTAATTCGTTCTTAGTTTTACGCATAATGTGGGTTACACGTTCCGCAGACTCTATGTTTGACGCTCCATAAGGTACAATTACGTCTTCTGCGGGTATGTACATAGCTACTTGTCGCCCTAAATTAGGGTCAAAGTAGACTTTTTTGAAGGCTGACCCTGCTAAACCAAGGCTATACAGTAATCTTTCGTGTTCTGACCGATATTCCACCATTTTATCGGTCAATTCGTAGTTCATATCCGCTTTTACACGGTCAGCAGCTTCTAGTTTCTCTTTAGTTTCCTCACCAAGGATCTTAGTACGTACTGGCCCCGCTGCAGGGAATGTTTCACTCATTGCTTCTGCTTGAAAACGTATAGCAGCTTCCGCTAATACGTTAGAGTACACACCACAGGCACCTTCCCAAGGTTCAGAACGCTCCTCGATGTTGAATCCAAGTACCTGTAGCCCTTTAACATATGTCTCTGCCCACTCTTTTCTAGCGTCTGTGTCAGAATCAACAGATT